CAGTGTGTAAATCCACAAAAGATGGTGATTTTCACTATTCCATTGTGCCGTAGGCACTTGCCCTGTTGGAAATAGTGTGTTTAATTGGACTACTTGACCGTTGCTCAACACGACGTCTTTATTAAGGGCCGCGTAATGAACGTGGGCTAGTTGGTCCTGAAATTGTCTACTCATACCTTGCGACCGAGCAAGAGAAACTCTGTTCTCGTTTGTGCGGTGCATGATCTGAGTAGGCATATATTTATCCTGCGCAGAAAAATCGGCGCAGTACATATACTGACTGGGACCACCCAAATAACTGAGTAGGTCACCAAATTCAGTGTTTTTCATGCCAATCTTAATTTGTGCATCCTTACTCTGACGCATAACGTCTGAGAGATAGAACTGCAATACTTCCCTACTAAGCATTTCGTGCTCGAGGGACGAGGCCACAATTATCCGTGGACCTCTGTCTTGCAGTTTTGTTTGCTTGATACTTTCGTTCTTGAAAAAGAGTTGGAAAGTACCAGGCGAATGCATGTTGCTCTTAAATTGCGTGTAGAAGTCCCGGAAACCAGGATCCTTCGCAGCTTTGAGCTTATCAGAAAAACCCGGGGCGGTGAAACCCGTCGAGTGATTCTTAATTTTCAGGAAGTCCGAAGACTTAATAACCTGATTGTATGGCATGAATTTGAAAGTGTACCGTGAAATTTCATCCCTAGCAATTTTGGTAGCTAAGTCAAGATTACGGTAATTAACTTTCGGTGTTGGCTTATGTACGACAAGATTAAGATACTCCTGGTACCTATAATCTTTGGCGTACTTCATAGAGGAGTCATATTTGGGTAACCCAGATCTAGAAACCCGGTTGTGGATATGTTGGTCCATCCAAGGGTCTCTAAGTGTCCAAGGTCTATGCTCCTTTTTATTGATGTTATACACGTGCGATCTAGTCGCTATATCGCGTATAACGTAGTTCTTAGTCTTGGAGACCTGCTCCAGAGACATGTGAACAGGCTTGTAGATGCCTGCCAGGTACATATTGTACCACGAATTATTCGTTGGGTTGGCTGTGTGCATCTTGGCATAATCGGAGACGGCGATCTTAATTTCGGAAATTTTAGATCGCATCAACCTCTGTTCTCTCCGCCATTGCGACGGGTTGTGGTAACGAGAGGTTTTCTCCTGTTGAAGTGCGTACCGGTCGTACGACTTCATAAGTTTTATGGCATCCCGGAATTCTTTGACTCCGAGATACAGAACGCCATCCTTAATGTAAGCCTGTTGCTTAATTTCTGACTTATCCCTAGATCCTGCACCGCTTATGCAGCGGACAGACATCGTAGGGGATTGAATTGACGAGCAATTCGTCATAATTTGGGAGGGGGGGCAACACCAGTATCAACCGTTGCCCATGG